GAAGATTGTGCCACCACCAACATTGAAGACTGACCCGAAGCCAAACGCACCAGCAGCAATAGTGTTGGCACGTTGACCAGTACTACCATCAGCAGGAAGGAATACGAGTTCTTCATTTAGACCAAATGATTTATTAGTCTTTGATGTACCACTATCAATATACTTGACTAGGAATGTGTTGTAGTCTGGGGCAGTGGTTTCAGCACCAGAAGCAGTGGAGATAATCTTAGCACGGACGCCTGTGGTTGCGCCTTGGATAGTCGCACCGTTAAAGTCTGTGACGGTGATTGTATTACCACCAGCATCATTATCTCTCAGTTTGATGAATGCGACATTAGCATCATACTGAAAAGCACAACCGTCGATGATTGTACCTTCTTCATAGATGTTATTCCCAAAACGCTCGACTTGGTTTTGAAGAATAGTTTGGAGTTGATTTAATTCCCGTGTTTGAACAGCAAGTGAAGGCTTGAAAAGAACTTTGTGGTAATTCTTTAACTTTGCACTCGTTTCGAAATCATCAAAGTAGGGAGATAAATTGAAATTAGTCTCTAATGCCATTCTTTTAAACCTTAAAATCTAACGATAAGTTTGATGTCTTCTGTCTGATCTGCTGCACGACTTACGGGCGTTCTATTCTCGACGTAGAGAACGTCACCAACGAAGTCTCGTAGATCTCTATTATTTATAGACGATACCACAGCGGTTTGTGTAGAGGTATTCCCTGTAATCGTTTCACTCGTGGTAAATGTACCATCTAATCCCGTGACACTGATAACACCTGCTGTGCCAGTAGCATTCGTATTTGCAAATGAAACGAAACGAGCAGCAGCACCACTCGAAGAGCCAGCAATCATTTCATCAGCAGAGAATATTCCACTCTTACCTGTTACAGTAAGTTTAGTTGTCATATCATAAACTGTTGAGTTTGCCTGTGCGCCTGAAAAGAGGACGGGATCACTAACCAACCCGACAATTCGAAAGTCATTGTTGGTAATAAGGGTTCCCGACTCTGTGCCAGTCATACGGACGTTTAGCAGAACATCAGTTGCACCGAGTTCACTTACTGGGTTAGAACCATGACCACCATACGGTGCGACACTACCACCAGCAGTTCCGCTAGTACCATGTGAACTATTAGAAGAAATTGTTACAGCATATTTACTATAGTTAGAACCAGTGCTAATCATAACAATTTCATTAAGAGAATTGCCTGTTGTAGCGGAGGCAAGGGCAGGAAGTGCTACGTTGGCATATGCCAGCGCACCCGAACCATCACCCGTGATTGTTACTTTAGGACCAACGATGTATGATGAGCCTGTTGTTGGGATGGGTGAGAAGGCAGCATTTACAGTTGCCTTATTGATATTGCCCTGATAGTCAACGATTTCTCTCAACTGACCAGAACCTGTACCACTGCTGATATAGATTGTAGAACCAACATACGAATCGTCAGTTGTACTTGCACTGGTAAGTTTTACGATGGTTGAACTGTCAACATTTGAGAAGTTACCAGCAGCATAGAGATAACCAGAACCAGCGGCTGTCACATCGACGTAATCAATAGCACCATTTGATGCTGCTGCCTGGACATCAAACTGTAGACTACCATCATCTGAGGTGAGTTCTTTGACAGGAATGAAATTCGTCGTTGTGAACTTCAATACATCAGCGGGAGAGATATTATACATGAACTTCCAGCGATACCCATCAGAAGTCGTTACGATTGAAGTGCCAGTAGACGTAGGTTTGATGGTTGACAATGCCCCATTATTATTGTCAATACATTTATAAACATTAAAATCGGTAGTGATTACAAAAAATGCACTCGTATAGAGAGATGAATTTGAATCTGAATATGGAGTATATACCTGCCCAGAAGTCCAGTTGTTTCTTGCGACGACAAATGTGGCATCACTTGAGGTGACACGCTTTGCTGCGATCATATTTCGCCAAATATTATAGTCAGATCCTAAAATAGTATCTGATGGAATAGGTGGAGAAGCATCGTCTGTCCAACCGTGTGCTTTTGCTAAAAACATATAGTATCGAGTATTGATGTTTGCTGCTTCAGTGAACGACTCAAAGAATTGAGTGGCATTATTCAATCTGAACTTATGTGTAATGATTCCTGGCATTTGACATCTCTTTTAATGGGTGTTAGTATTATTTATAATGAATATTTGATTCTTATCTGATATACCAGAGTTCATGGTCTTCATCAATATCTTTCATTTTAATCCATCTTGAATTGGTAGGAGATCCACTCAAAATTTGTACCTGACCAAGAAGACCTACAATTTGCCATTCTGGTCTTTCTTCCCTTGATTGATATTCTAATGTTTCGTCATAATCTGGATTGATAATTTTTTGATGATTTTCTACCGTTTGATACTCCTGACCCTCTGGAATATCATCAACTGATGTAACTTTGTGTTCAGTGGGTCTATTTTGACCCTGCTCGTTTACAGCCCATGTGGTCCATGTATAATGCATATTTTCTGTACGAACATGATCGCCCCATAAGGTCTTCAGATATTTATTATGCCACTCACCAAGGTCACTACCACCAACAGCAGAAGATGATCGAGGTGGGCGAATTACACCAATTATATCGTTTGTCGATGATGAGGTATTAGCAGCTCTGATTTTTCCATCTATAAGAATGACTGGCACACCATTAGCAATTGCTAGACCATCATAAGTTTCAAAATATTCTGCATAGTCACTACCAGACTGTGTGACACCATTAATCTGAACAGTACCTTCAAGATTCATAGTACCGGATGTTCCACCTGCAATCTCTGCACCACCATCAAACGTGATTCTAGCCTGTCTTCCTGTACCTCGAATTCTTAGTGCAGGTGAATAATCAATAGCAGAGGCACCACCAAGTTGGTCAGTATTATCTCTGATGCCACTAATGATTAGAGCTGCTTCTCTAGTATTATTATCTCCAACACTACTTGAAGAAGTCGTATTATGTGCTTCAATTTGTATTCTCGAATGCGCTCTAATTTTGTTAGTTGATGTGGTATTTCTATCTTCACCAGCAGTTGTTTTAAATCCAATACCAATATCCATATTTCCAGAAGAGGTTGATGTTTGAATATCAAAGTCACCATTAGAGGTAGCAACTAATTCTTGACCACCATCAAATAAAACCCTTGCTTGTTTTTCAGTACCTTTAATTCTTAGAGCAGGAGCAAAGTTTTTTGTTGAATCACCCGCAGCGTTTGTATTATCATGACGAATAGCAGCAATCGTCATAGCAGATGTGGTAGATAGTAGGTTTGAGATATCGAAAGTTGAAATACCAGTTGTATCACTACCACTTACAGTTGCTGTAGGAGTAGTCAGAGGTGATGCGAGAGAGATAACGACATTCGTAGTATTAGAAGATACTGCAATTTGATTAACTGTACCTGTCGTATTTGCAGAATTACCAGCAGCAGCAGCAGTAGCGGCAATATAAGCATTGGTGTTTGCTAGTTGACTCTTAATAAAAGCATTTGTGTTTGCTAAATGAGAAAGAGTATTAGCAGTATGTAATGACTCTCTTGTTTCGACAGCACTAATAAAAGTATTGGTGTTTGCTAGTTGACTTTTAATAAAAGCATTCGTATTAGCAAGTGCTTGCCTATCTGCTAACGCTGTAGCTGCAATATATGTATTGGTATTTGCTAGTGTACTTTGAAATGTGGCGTTAGTAACCACATCATTCAAAGAAGATCCATCACCGAGAGCTGTATATATTTCATTAAAATTATCATTAATCTTATCACCACCTGAACGAACGGAATCACCCGTTCCGTCGTTAGCAACTGTACCAAGATTGATTGTTTGTTTTGCCATTGTATGCCTCTAAGTTTTATCTATTTATTATACTTGATCAAATCTAAATGCGATTGAATCGAAAGTTTCGATAGTTACATCAAATGTTGGAATTTCAGGTGTTCTACCAGGACGAAATAAACTGAATGTACCATTTGAAAGTGGGGGTCCACTATAGTCTGGGAAGATGGACATGACCAGATTACTACCCAAACTAGCAACAGCATGTTGAGCATTTGCATTGCTACCGTGTGTGTCAAAGATGATAACATCGTCTGTTAGTAGCAACCCTCTGTTAAGTGCCAAAATACCGCCAGCAGTTGAGTTTGCGAATAGTTCGTGGAATCCTGTATTGACTGCTGCTGGGCTTGTAACTAGAGAACTAGCACCTGCAACAGACACAACCTTCATTACCTGCGATCTATAACCAGTCGTATTTGCCAGAATAATTCTGTCGTTTGCTTGTAGAGTATTGAAGTTAGTGCCGCCGAAACCAAGTAAGTTATTTGCGTTTAATGAGTTTTGTTTTACAAAACCAGGGAATACAAACCCATCAGACATGAATGTGGTGTTGTTACCAAATACTAGTCGGTCAGTACCAAAGTCTTTTACTTTAATTCCAGAGTAAGCAGCAATCGTTTCTGGTACATTATGCTTAACACCTTCTGCTATCAGTTTAGAGATTGTATTGGTAGCATTGGCACCAGGGATAAACAAACGACCTGCACCTCTAAGGTCTGGTCCAGTAATAATACTTATAACATTACCAGTTCGCTGGTCTGTCTCTAGGTCAAGATCAATTTCCATTTCAAATGCTGTATCAGTAGTGCTTGACCGAACGCTGAATGGTGAAATGATTGTTGTCTCGCCGAATAACTTTGTACCGCCTGGGTGTAGCAGATTAAGCACCGTTTCTCTGTAACGCTCGACAAACTGTGGTGAGCGGAGAACATAACTGTAATCTTGATAGTAAAGGCTGTCTTGCAATCGTTGGTCGGAACTTAACTGACCACGAGTACCAATGTAACGACCTTCCTTTTCTTGTAGTGCTGCGCCAGAGTCAACTGTAATCGTTGCAGGCGTTGATGTTACATTGGACTTTATTGTTTCGTTATTAGCAAATGTACCAACGATGCTTGACAGGTACAACTCAGTGATAACGACACCAGACTCAGTGACACGATCAATATTCTCTACACGGGCATACGCACCAGTCGTATCACCAGTTATGATTTGACCTTCGAGACTTGCTGCTGCACTACCACTAATATCATTTACACGAAGGTACTTTTCTTTTGTCCAGCGACCATCTGATGTCCGTAGCATGAAGTCACCAGGATATGTGAAATCCACATCCTCATTATACAAAGCACGGAATAGAAACTTGTATGATTTTTCCGTGCCTTTATTTCGATACATCTCCCGAATATGTTTAGCGAGTAACCGCTTGTCGATTAGCGCACTGTCAGGGATATTCTTGTAAATCTCTTCACGGAAGTATTGTAGAAAACTATCGGTCGTTGTATCAATGTCTTGATAGGATAACAGGTTCTTAGTGCCATCAATCGCACCACCATTCTGTTCCATGAACTCATAGTAGGCTTCGATGAACCGCTGTAACTTTGGACCCTCTTCAAGAACGAAGTCAGGTAACTGCTCCGCTACAAGGACTGATGTTTTCTTATCTGTAGCCATTAGTAAGAGATACCGCTAATAGAGGTTGATGTTGTCGTCCCAGTAGTACCGCCAGAATTTCTTGTCGTAAGTGTAGTAACAGATGACACACCATAGTTAGCAATCGCATTATCAGTCAATACTGTGGTCGTTGTACCGTTTGTGGCAACTGCGCCAACAGAAGAAGTTGTCGCATTGGTGTCATTATCAATCGTCGTAACATCAGCACCTGATACCAGTAAGATCTGATTTCTCAAACCAAAAATATTGCTCTCTTTTGGTTTCATATAGATTGAAATGGCACTACCGACCTGCCCTGTAATAAGCGTATTGAAGATGGTAATTAGACCAGTCGCATAATCAACTGTACCGAAGTTTGTATTTCGTGTGACTTTATTACCAGTCACTAGAATATATGTACGAAGTATACCGTTGCCATCATCCTCAAGATATACTGTCTCGCCACCAATTGTAAATCCTGATGATGAAATAGCACCAAGATGACCCGCATGTGGGTGATGAACAGCATTTCCAAACTCGACCTGATATGCGTTGATAGCATTTGTTGTGGGAACAAAACGCTTCTCAATAGTGAATGGAATGTCTGCCGACACGAAACTGTTATCTGCTGCTCGAATGGTTTCAGTCAGATTGGACACATAGAACTTGTTATCAAACGTACCAAGATTTGTACCCTCAAAGAGAATCAAAGAGTTTTGAATCTTGGTGCTCAATTCTGATGCAGACAGAGATGTTGTCCGTGGGTTGTAACGAACTGTAATGCTTGGATTGATATACAGATAGGTAGCATCAACGAACTCTGTCTCAACTGAAACGATACTACGATCCTTCAGAGTTGACTGAAGTGTGCTTTTGCGTGTAGCAGAGATGACTGAACCGCTCGTTGGCTTTACGCTGATATACACTTTACCATATACGGGTGGAGAGTTTTCTTCACCACCCCATACGTTGATTGCTTGAATATCACCGTTCTCAGAAAGAATAATGTTTTTATAGTCGTTTGATGTGACCAGTCTGTCCTGTGCTTGGAACTTAAACGGTGCGTTATATTTGATGGAATCAATAGACTCTTGAAAAGCACCACCCTGTGCTGCACTTGTAGTTGTAACTGTGAAGTCACCAGAGAAGTTGTTAGCACCATTTACTGATGAACCATTTACAACACGATAGTCAGCAATAATGATGTTGCCGTCTTTTGGTTTCTTACCAAAGACATTATCACCGAAATACACTTCATACTT